CTCTTGCCGCTGTAACTTACGCTAAATCATTGAAATGACTATTATTTTATATATCTCACTCGGATTACTCGGCATGGTCGCTCACTGGCTTAAAAAGTGGGGGCGTGGCGAGATTCAAAACGGACTATACGATTATTGCATGACGCATAAAAAACACACCATTGGGGCTATCTGTACGATGCTCGGATTGGTTTTCCCGATTTATTCCGCTTCACCTGAAATTACACAACTATCATTATCCGCTGTCTTTCTTGCCGGTTTTGGCGCGGATAGTGCGGCAAATAAATCGGAATGATTTATAATTTATGTCGTTAATCAACATAACGCTTTCATCTAAGAAACTAGATGAAATATCCAAACAACTTACTTCACTCACGCAAAAGGTTAATATTATGTCAGCTACACAAGAACAACTCGCAGCAGAATTACAAGCTCTGGCTTCACAACAAGCTTTGGATTCTGCCAATTTAACAGAAGCATTGAACGAATTGTCTGGCTTTCCCGCACAAGTCGCCGCATTACAAGCCAGCGTTGATAAATTAACCGCTGAACTCGCTGCTGCCGGTACTGCTTCGATCTCACCGGCTTTAGTCGATGCGATTAACGCAGTGGTTTCAGGGATGGTTCCAGTTACAGCGGCTTCTGCACAGTTAGCCGCCATTGTTCCTAACCCTGTTTAAAGTTTCGGCGCCGTCTATGACGTAAGCCGCCGATCACTTAAATTCATGATTACAAAGACTATATTAAAAGCAATTTGCCCAACCTGCCCCGACGACAAGCTAGACTTGTATCTGCCGTTTATCAACACGGCGATGAAAGAGTTCCATATTGACAATTTCGCTAGACAAACAGCTTTTATAGCCCAGATCGCCCACGAGACCGGCGAATTTAAGTATATGCGTGAGATTTGGGGGCCGACTAAACAGCAAGAGAAATATGAACCTGGATCAGGTTCACACTTAGCCGAACAGCTCGGCAATATTGAACCTGGAGACGGCAAGAAATACAAAGGCCGTGGTGCAATCCAGTTGACAGGCCGTTCAAATTATGCAAAGTATGGTAAAATACTCGGCGTTGATTTTATCATCCATCCTGAATTGGCAGAAAGCCAAGTGTTTGCGTTCAGGGTAGCCGGTGCGTTCTGGGAAACCAACGGACTCAACGAACTGGCTGATAAAGGTGAGTTTGGGGCGATTACAAGGCGTATCAATGGTGGATTGAATGGACAGCCGCAGCGGTTAATGTATTGGAAAAAAGCTAAAGAGTTGATGAGATGACAACCTACGAACGCAACGTATTCTGGGGGAAAATGCTGGTACGTGCTCGGGTTGATGAGCTACGCAGGGCTGAACAAGTTCTGGCTGATTACATCGGATATTGGGAACGCTTTATTAGATACTGTCACACGGGTAAATAACATGCTAATCGATAACGACGAAGTGCGCAAACTAATTGATCGTTTCTTTAGTCATAATTATGACTTACGATTGCATGACTCTGACATAACACATGTCATTGATTTTATTAACGAATTGCTTTACGAACAAGAGTATAAATTATGAATCCTATATTGATCGGATTATTGCAAGTTCTTGCGGGTTACGGTATCGGCGTTGATGAGATTATCAATGCCTTCATGATCACCGGTATTGCCGGATTGATTTTCACGATTGTTCTAATCATACATTTTAATCCAGATGTTCGGTGAATACGCCGCCCTTGCGAAGTGGGCGTTGATTATCGCTACGCTTGGGGCTGTTGTTTATTTCATTGATGACAATGGATACCAGCGAGCAGTTAAGCGATACGAAGTTAAACTATCAGCACAGGCGAAGGAGGCCAACAGAGTGCTAGAAGAATCGAAACTAGAAGCGGCAACTAAAACAGCAGAGTCCAACGCTTATGCAAACTTCATCCAGGACAATTACAATGCAAAAGTTAACGAAATTAAGTCTACTCCTGTGCATCTTGAGCGTAACAGCCTGCGTGAGAGTGCCCTATGTCGGGGAAGTGGTCAAGACCGAGTGCCCAAAAGTCGTAATTCCCAAACTGGTGCGTACGGCACCACCCGATATGAGGCCGGATTTAGCGAAGAATTTCGAGCGTTTATTGAATCCCAAATCAGACGCGACGAACTCCTTGTCGCCGACATCGAAGCCAAAATAAAAGTAGCAGAGCAGTTATGCAAGCAGCCCAATGTGATTTGCGAATGAACTGGCCTGATCTAACACTACCACCGATTAATCTATGGTCTCTACCCCATGCGCTATCTAACTCTCATTCTTTACGCTTCACTCATTCTAGCCATGTTACAGCAGGAAGCGGATGCAGCTTGCCGAAATCCAGCAATCAAGAAACAATTCGACGTTCTGAATGGATCCCCGCATGGCAGAAAGGGCTACATCGTTGATCATGTTTGTGCTCTAGCGTGCGGCGGTATTGATTCAGTGACAAACATGCAATACCAAACGATACCGCAGTCTAAGGCCAAAGACCAATGGGAGACTAAACCCTACGGATGTCGTAAAACATGCAACGCACAGAACAGCACACCAACCAGACAGGTTTTTAATTGCAAATGATTTACTTAAAATGGCTCTTTCTATCCCTATTCAATCTGATATTCAAATATCTGATTGCGTGGCCATTAACGCCTGTTGTTGTTCTGTTCGCCGACAAAACGGGGTGGCTTCCTATTTGGCTTTGGTGGTTTCAAACACCGGATAATAGCCTAGATGGTGATCAAGGATGGAAAACAGAGTCACGCTGGTTTCTGAATGAAAGTAACCGATTCAAGCGCTATATCAACCGAACCGCTTGGCTATGGCGAAACAGCCTTTACGGATTTAATGAATCTGTCCTTGCTATTCACGTCTCTGGCGATCATATTTTTTATTCTATAGCCGGTGATGATAAAGTCAGTAACATACCTGGACATTCTGGCAGTGTGACACGCTATTTATACGAAAGAAAATACCAAAACGGTATTATGAAAAAAGGCAAGATGGTTGCATTTCATTATTATTATGTCAGACAATTAAAACATTTTCCTAAGAAATGTTTGAGAATCAGTATAGGCTGGAAACTGTTCGGATATAACTTACCAGCCAAGAGTTCACATCATTTGGCACTCAGTATAGGTCTGAACAAGTTTGTCACATAATGCAAAACAAGCCTTGTTTGACATGTGATCTATACAAAAACGCTTTAACGGATGCGGGTATTAACGAAGCGATGACTATGAACGAATTTAACAACAGACAAAACGATATGAAAGCGGATGACATTGATAAGATGATCATTGAAGAAGTTGACAAAGCAGAAATTAAGAAACTTCAACTGATGCAATTTTTAATCAATCAAAACAGCGGTATCATTAGCAGCATCAATAATCTGCAAAAAACCGTTGAGCGTGATATCGATATTCACAAAAAGTCTGTTGATCAAGATATTGCCGACCACCGGCGCGAGATCGAATCGATGCGGCATTCTGTGGTTCATCATGATTTGTGGGTGGAACGTATTAAAACAAGCTGGTTTTGGATCGTCGGCGCATTCGGCATTGCGCAAGTTGTTTTCGGGTTTGGACTAACACGCATTCTGTCATCTATGGACAATATGGAAGATATGAACTTAAAAACTAGAGAGTATGTACACGAAGCGATACCCTCTAATTTGAAAGAAATTGTTAGCCCGGCTGAAGATAATGCTAACTTAATATCGAAGCTGAAAAGCAGGATTGACGCGCAATCAGCTTCGATTCTTCAGAATGAAGAAGACATAGAACAGTTAAGAACCGACGTTGCTCGAATCAAAACATTAAGAGCGGTTCGCGGTTCAAAATAAAATCTTTATAAAATCAAAGAATTGGTGTAGCATTATATAAAATAAGCCTGGGGTTCTAAATGATCAATAAACTAAAAACTGCACCTGCTGTAGAACCCGTTACACTAGCAGAAGCTAGGGCTTTTCACGGCATTTCTGCAAATGATGATAACTCACGCGATCAAGTTATCATGTCACGTATCAAATCAGCTCGCATTGCTTGCGAAGAAATAACAAGTCGTAAATTCATCACTCAAACCTGGTTGGCGTACAGTGATTCTTTTATTGATAAGATGAATTTATTCGGCGATCTGCAAAGCGTTACAAGCGTTAAGTATTATGATGTCAACGCAGCATTGCAAACCCTTGACACTTCTATCTATTACGTTGATACTATTAATAATTCTGTATCGTTAGCGCCAAACAAAGCATGGCCAGACACGTTGATTAATCCCAATAGCGTTATTATTGAATATGTATGCGGTTACGGACTAGCATCCAGCGTACCAGAGCCGATCAAAGAAGCGATTAAAATCATAGTGTCGCAATGGGAGGGCTATCAATCATCGATTGAAGGTGCTAGATTAAGCACACTGCCTTACGCGGCTACACAGCTACTAGGGTTTTATACGGATTATAGGGAATATTTTTAATGCACATTCGACGCGCGATATTAGAGAATGTCAGAGCGCAGTTAAAAGTACTACCTAATTACGGTGGCGTATGGATTCAGCGATTTGCGCCAAACAGAAACGCGTTTCCAGCGATTACGTTATTTGCTGAGAATGAATCGGTTGATACACTGACTATTCATAATTTGCCCAGAGCGCAAGAGCGGACATTAACATTGATTGTTAATTGCTGGATCAAGGGAACGCCGGACGGCGAGAAAATAGAAAGTGATTTTGATAACGCAGCGCTTGACATTGAATCTACGCTGATATTACCGACGCAAGCTATTGATTTTTATTTACTTTCAACGGATTTTCAATTCGTTGAAGATGATGCTGAAATCAATGCTGTAACTTTAACTTATAAAGTAGTTTACGAAACAACAGAATTTAACCCTTTGATTTAATTAGTTTTTTAACACGCCGTGAGGCGTTATTCCCATCGTAGGAGTCTATCATGGCAACAGTCAGAAAAATGAGTAACGTAGCGGTGGCTATGCAGTCAGCGCTAGGAGCAGTCAAAACAATCACAGCAATTTCAATAGCAGCCCCGGGCGTTGTAACAGCCACGCATGACTTTGCCAATGGCGATTATGTATTGCTAACGGTCAATGGTATGTATCAGTTGAACGGTCGTGTTTTCCGTGTTGTTAACGTATCAACCACTGTATCCTTTCAGCTCGAAGATATCTCGGGTGGTACAGGGATTTCAACAGTTGGATATAACACCTTCACATCTGGAACAGCGCAAAAAATCACGTTCGGAACAACGATCACAACCGCTGCGAGTATGACAGCATCAGGCGGTGATTTCGCTTATCTTGACACGACGACTATTCATACCAACCAGAAGTCACAAGTTCCAGGTGCAGCCAACCCTATTTCGTTTGAAATGGAGCACTTGTGGGACATTACCGACGCTGGACAAACAGCGATGAAAAATGCTTCTGACTTGCAGTCACAGTTGGCGATCCGGTTAACCTATGGTACAGGCGGCCCTATCCAGGTGTTTACTGGTTATATTGGTTATACGGGATCACCGACCGGCGCGGCGCAGGATATTTTGAAATCTAAGGCGACTATAACCGCTTTCGGATCGCCCACTTATTATGCTCAATGATAGGTAGGTGTGCTATACTACTCCAGTAATTAATTATTGGAGTAGTAAAATGATTTCAGGTGTATATAAAATAACAAACACTGTAAATAATAGATTTTATATAGGGTCTTCTAAAAATATAGAATCTCGTATTAGGGCTCATAAGGCGTCATTAAGGCGGCGTGATCATAGAAGTAAATTTTTACAACGCTCTTATGATAAATATGGGTTAGAATATTTTAAATTTGAAACTGTTATCATTTGTTCAGAAGATAATTTATTGTTTTATGAGCAATTATTAATTGATTCCTTAAAGCCTGATTTTAATAACTCTAAAGTAGCAGGATCAACAAGAGGATATAAAGCGACTGATGAAACAAGGGCTTTGCAATCTAAGGTATGGAAAGATCGAGGCATGACAGACGCACAAAAACAGCATATTATAAATATGTCATCGGCTAATAAAGGAAAAAAGAAACCGCCAATGACAGAAGAGCAGAAGATTAAGATATCTGAATCGTTGAAGGGAAGAAAAATGACTTTAGAATCAAGTATTAAAAAGTCAGAAGCAACTAAAGGAAGAAAAAAAACAGAAGAGCATAAAGAAAAGATAAGGATAGCTCATTTAGGGAAAAAAAGAGAAAAGTTTTCTGATGAATGGTTAAAAAATATGAGCATTGCATCTTCTAACAGATGTCATACAGACGAAACAAAATTAAAAATGTCAGAAATTAAAAAAGAATGGCACAAAAAAAGGAAGCAGCGTAATTTATGAGTCTAATCGACAAAATAAGAGCAACACGGATCAGTCCGGTAACGGTC